TGTACATACAGTGGAGTAAAATAGATATTGGTTATCCTGAGTTTAGGATAGTAAATAGAAAGTTCTTTATTTTTTGGGAAGCGTGTAAAAAAGACCCTACCAGTTTTGGTATGTGTTATCTTAAGAATAGACGTTCTGGGTTTTCTTATATGACATCTTCTGAGCTTATTAATCAGGCAACTTCAATATACGAAAGTAGGTTTGGTATATTATCTAAAACTGGAGCTGATGCTAAGACTATGTTTACAGATAAAGCTGTAAGGATATACAGAGCTTATCCTTTCTTTTTTCAACCTATACAAGATGGTTCAACAAACCCACGTATGGAGCTAGCTTTTAGAGAGCCAGCGAAAAAGATAACTAAGAATCAAAAGTATATCGAGCAAAGCTCAGCACTTAACTCTTCACTAGATTGGAAGAATACTGGTAGTAATAGTTACGATGGAGAGAAGCTTAGGATGTTAGCTCATGATGAGAGTGCTAAGTGGACTGGTCAAAACTCAATAAAGAAAAATTGGGGTGTAACCAAAACCTGTCTACTCCTTGGTAGAAAAGTTGTTGGAAAGTGTTTGATGGGCTCTACGGCTAATAAGCTAGACGAGGGAGGGCAAGAGTATAAAGATATATACACATCCTCTAATGTCGATAAGCTTAATCCTAACGGTCAAACTAAAAGCGGGCTATGGAAACTATTCATTCCTGCTTATGATAACTTAGAAGGCTTTATAGATGAGTATGGTAATTCTGTCATCGAAACCCCTAAGAAACCTATAATGGGAATTGATGGGATACCGATAGAGATAGGAGCTAAAGAGTACTTGCAAAATATTAGAGATGGGTTAAAGGATGATACACAAGCTTTGTCTGAACATAAAAGACAGTTTCCTTGGACTGAAGAAGAGGCGTTTAGAAATGACGCACAAAACTCTATCTTTGATGTCGAAAGAATATATCAACAAGTTGATTATAATGAGACTGTTCCTAACCTTATTACTGTAGGTAATTTTGTTTGGGAGAATGGAGAGAAAGATAGTAGAGTTGTATTTTATCCTGCGAAGAATGGAAGATGGAAAGTGTCTTGGTTACCAGAAGAGGGTGAGCAAAATAATATCGTTATTAAAAATGGTAAAAAATACCCTGGCAACTCTCATAAGATTGTTGGTGGCTGTGACCCTTTTGACCATGACAGGACTACAGATGGGAGATTTTCTAAAGGCTCTCTACATTTGCTACATAAGTTCACCCTTGAGGAAGGGTCAGCTCCTATGCAGTTTGTATGCGAGTATATTAGTAGACCTCCTAAAGCGGAAATGTTTCACGAGGATATGTTAATGACTTGCATATTTTATGGTAGCCCTTTACTCGTTGAGAACAACAAGATAGGCTTGATTAGACACTTTGAGAGGAGAGGATACATGGAGTATATAATGGAAAGACCAGAAAACACCCATACTAAATTCTCTAAAGGGAAGCAAAAGGAAAGAGGTATACCAGCTAATAGTCAAGCAGTTATACAAGCACAAGCTGAAGCTGTTGCTAGTTATATATACGATTATGTTGGTTACAATACTGATACTGGAGAAGTTGGTATATGTTATTTTAATGACTTACTTTTGGATTGGGCAGAATTTGACATACACAATAGAACAAAGTTTGATGCTACGATTAGTAGTAGCTTAGCTTTGTTGGCTGCTCAGAAAGTAAAAACAACAGTAAAAATACAGGAAAGAGTTCACTCTCCATTTCTGAAAAAATATGACAACAAAGGTTTTATAAGTAAAAAAGTAAGATAAATGTACTCAAACAAAAAACATAAAGATATAGGCGGCTATCCTTCTCCTTTAGTTTCTAACGAAGAGAAGGCAACTGCTAGTTATGGTCTTCAATATCTAAAGCAGATGTATAACGATTGGCTTGGTACTGGAGATTTCAACTACAATACTAAGAGAGATAAGTATGATAAGCTTAGGCGTTATGCTGAAGGTAACCAAGATATTAACAAGTATAAAGACTTGTTAGATGTAGAGGGTGATAGCTCTTACTTAAATCTTGATTGGAGTCCAGTAGCTGTTGTACCTAAGTTTGTTGACGTTATTGTTGAGGGTATGGACAACCAAGAGTACGAGGTTAAAGCTAACGCTATAGACCCTGTATCTCAAAACAAAAGACAACAAGATAGATTAGAGCTTTTGTTTAATATGCAAAACAAAGAGTTCTTAGCTGAGATTAGTGAAGCTTCTGGTATGGATTTAAACCCTAAAGGTTATGTTCCTGAAAGTCCAGAAGAGCTTGACCTTTACATGTCTTTAAATTACAAACAAGCTGTAGAGCTATCTCTAGAGCAAGGTATAGAGTGGGTTTTTTCTATTAACGACTACCCTGAGGTTAAGAAGAGAGTGCTTAGAGACTTAACGGTTATAAATAAGGGTGCTGTAAAATCTTATACTTCTCCTTCTGAGGGGGTTAAGATAAGATACGTAGACCCTTCTAAATTAATTACTTCATATTCCACTTCTCCTGACTATAAAAATATACAGCATGCTGGTGAGATATATAACGTAACTATATCTGATTTGCGTGTTATGGCTGGAGACCAGTTCACAGAAAAAGACTTAGAAAATATTGCTAGAACTTACTCTGGTAAGAATGGCAACCCAAGATTTTCTAATGATTCTGCTGTAACGTCTACTAAGTATAAAGAGTATGATGACTTTTCTGTAACTATTTTAGATGCTGAATTTATGTCTAGCCATAACATGACTTTTGAAAAGAAAGAAAATGTTCATGGTGGTTATAGCGTAAATAAAAAACCTTCTAATTATGAGCCTTCTAAAAAGTCTAAAACTAAAAGAGAAAAATTAGGTAAATCTATAAAGGTAGTTTATAAGGGTAAGTATATTGTTGGTTCTGATTATATATTTGATTATGGTTTGGCTGAAAATATGATTAGACCTAAATCTAATCTAGCTGAGACTAGACTTTCTTACATTATGTACGAGCCAAACTTATTTAAAATGAGTAGTAAAAGTTTGGTAGAAAGAATGCTTCCTTTTGCAGACCAGATACAGTTATCGCATCTTAAGATACAACACTTACTTGCTAAGGCTAGACCAAAGGGTGCGGCTTTTGAGCTTGGCTCTTTAGAGAACGTATCTAAAGGAGATGGTGGTACATTTACTCCTTTAGAGTTACAGGAAGTTTACGACCAAACAGGTAACATTTATTACCGAAGACAAGATGATGAAGGTAACGCTACTCAATTCATGCCTGTTCAAGAGTTAGAGAATGGTATAGGTAACGATGTTATGAACTTGATTAGAATATATCAGCATAACTTGCAGATGTTAAGAGATGTTACTGGAGTTAACGAAGCTCGTGATGCTTCTCAACCATCTAGCGAAGCTTTAGTTGGAGTTCAAAAACTTGCACTACTAGCTTCTAATAACGCTACTAGACGAGTTAATGATGCTTACCTTAATATAACCAAGAGATTAGCTCAATCTGTATGTCAAAGAATACAAGATGTAGTAGAGTACTCTGGTCCTCTAAAGGTTTATTCTTCAGCTTTAGGAGAAAGTAATGTTAAAGTTGTAGAGCTGACAAAAGAATTATCTCTTCACGAAATAGGAATAGCTATAGATGTCGCTCCAGACGCTCAAGAAAAGCAAATGCTTGAAAATAATATTCAAGTGTCTTTAGCTCAAAAAGAGTTGAGAATAGAGGATGCTATAATGATACGCTCTATTAATAATGTGAAGCTTGCTAATCAAATGTTAATCATTAGAAGAAAGAAATATATTCAAGACCAGCAAGAGATGGCTCAGCAAAACGCTCAGATGAACGCTCAGGCTCAGCAAGAATCTGCAATGATGTCTTCACAAATGAAAGCTCAAGATGCTCAGATGGAGGCTCAGATAGAGCAGGCTAGTATAGCAGCTAAGCACCAAGCAGAGATGGAGCGTATGCAGATGGAGTATGAGTTGAAGGCTCAGCTTCAAAGAGAAGCTAACGAACTTAGACTTAGAGAGATTGAAATGTCTAACTACGGAAAGGTGAAAGCTAATGAGAAGATGGGTGAAGCTAAGATGACGGGAATAGATAGAAGTGCTTTTCATCAAAGTCAAATGATAGAACAGAGGAAAGACAGGAAGGCTCCTATGGAAAATGAACAAGAAAAGCCAAGTATTTTCTAGGATTGTTTGCTTTTAGTTATAAAAAAAGTTTATATTTGCAACGTAATTACTAATTTAATTTAATTTATCATGGAAGAAGGTCACGATTTTGCTAAAGCTTTTGGTGGAGTAAAAGTAGATAACACTCCTCAACCTGAAGTTATAGACCTAACAAATACCGAGGAAGCTACGCAACCTCAACAACAAATGAATGATGACGTTTTGGATTTAACCCAAAGCAATTCAGATACAAAAAGTTCTTTAAATAGTGAAACAGAAACTCCTCAAGAATCTGAGAGGAGCTTTGACGAAGGTGAAGTGTTGTCATATCTTAGTGAAAAGCTGGGTAGAAACATTGACTCTTTGGATTCTTTATCACAACAGCCTGATTCTAAAGGTGTCGAATTTGCAAGCGAACAGCTAAAAGCATTAAACGATTACGTAAAGGAAACTGGTAGGGGTGTAGAAGATTATTTCAAAGCTCAGTCTATAGATACTGAAAACATGTCTTCTGAAGATTTGCTTAAGAGTTATATAGGATATAATAATCCTGACTACTCATCAAAGGAAATTGAATTATATTTCAATCACCTTTATAAGCAAGACTCAGATAAATATGATGAGGATGAAACAGCACTTGGTAGTTTACAAATGAAGCGTGATGTACGTGAAGCTAAAAAATTATTCCAAGACGTTAAGCAGAATTATTTATCTAAATCTCCTTCTAAATCAAACGAAATGTCTGACAAAGAAGCTCAAGAGGTTAGAAGTAATTGGGTTAGCAATATGGAATCTCAAGTTGACGAACTAGAGGGTATTAGCTTTGACATCAACGGAAACGGTGAAGAGTTTACTTTTACTGTTACAGATGAAGCTAGAAAAGATTTAAAAGATTCTAACGCAAATTTAGATTCTTTCTTTAACAAGTATGTTTCAGGTGATGGTTCGTGGGACTACGACCAGCTAAATCAGGATATGTTTATTTTAAGTAACATAGAAGATATAGTTCGTGGAGTAGCCAATCAATACCGCTCTAAAGGAACGGAACAGGTTATTAAGGATGCGAAGAATATTAACATGTCTCCTAAATCTCAACCTACATCGTCTAATAGTAAATCTATTGAAAGTCAAATAGCTAACGAGATATTTAAAAACTCATCTCGTTGGAATAGGTAAAAATAAATAGAAAAACTTTAAAAATATTTTAAAATGGCTTATTCAGTTACAGGTGGTAGTACGGCTGCACCCAGCTTACTAGTACCAAACGCTAAACAAATAGCGACATCTACTAACTATGTTAGTACTTTAAATTTACATCAAAGAGATGTAGACGAGCAAGTATATGCTCGATATGGAGCTCAAGGAATCACTGGTTTACTAGAGATGATGGGA